GGGTTGCGCCTTGCTTGTGCGCGATAGGTGCTACAGTCCATCCGGCGCGTTGCTTACTCGCGTGGTAGTCGCCGCACTCTAGGCAGAAGTTGTACCCGAGTTGTTTTCGGCGAAGATCGAACGGCTGGTCACATGATTGGCAGTAGGCTTTGATAGGCATGGTTTGGTCTCCTTGATTGGTAGTGAGTCACTACGGTTTGGTAGTCGAGGTCGGGGTCACGGCGCGTTGTCCGATTGACCACAACATATACTAATGTAACATGAATGTTCGTGAATGTCAAGTTTTCTGAGGAATGTTCTTTATGTGTCGTGGTATATCGTGACGTTTTGTTAATGTTCTTGAATGTTCGTTTGGTGGTCTTTGTAAGGTCTTGTTATCAAAGTAAAGTTCTATTGTTCCGTTTGTTCCTGAAATTATGGAGGGGTGAGCGACGTTGTTGAGTGAGGCGGAACATCGCAAAAAGAGGGGGGTGCCTCGCGTAATAGGGTATATTTTTAAAGACGGAACATTAGGAACATTAGGAACATTATAATAAAACCAATAACTTATTTTTACCTAAAACGGAACTTCTTGCGAACTTTTACGGAACTTCTTGCCTACTCCATATAAATAAGGCTTCTGCGTATTTGTTGTGACGCAACGCTGCTTCGAGAACTGGCCTCAGATTGGTAGTGACTCACTACTAAAACGCAGAGGGCTCGCCGCTAACGTACCACAACACACCAGTACATCTACTCGTGAAGCTGTCATGTGTCGCAAAGCTGCTCGGAGAACTGGCTTCGGTTTGGTAGTGACTCACTACTTCTTTTCGCGCGCGTGGTTTATCGCGTAGCCTCGCCGATTCCGGTGTGCTGCAAAGCTGCTCGGAGAACTGGCTTCGATGGGTAGTGAGATACATACAGAAATGTAGACACAAAAAAACCCCGCAACCCGAAGGCTGCGGGGCGTGGGTTAGATAAAAAGGATTGCTAGGAACCATAGACCTATTGTTGCGGCGGTCGTAAGGTAAAGGACAATTGTACGGGATAGTCCAACTGCGCGGACGTCTTCCAGAACGATTTGTTTAACGTGTCGATAGTATTCCATGTGCTTTCCCCGAGTTGCTCGATTAGGTATTGTTTGCGTTTGAGTAGGTCATGGCGCGGCATCCGCGATATCATGTGATATCTATATTGGCCTATATGTTGCATTATTTCTCTTTCTGATTTGAGTGGGTGTCGGGGCGGCGTGATTGCCGCCCCGTGGTGGTTAGCCTATTGTCTTGGCAAGATTTGCCAATCCGGTCGTCAGATCGTCTAGGTCGATCGAGCAATCAAACTCCTCGGCTTTCTGGATGCGCTTGATTGCCTCGTTAAGCAATTCGCGAACCTTTGTTTCAACCGACACCGAGCGAGCGTCTGGGCCAGCCTTGCCTGATGCAACCTCAGCTTCGATATCCTCGCGGTGCTTTACTTGCTTTTTAATGTCCGCGAGCACCGCGTTTGCTTGGCGTATCCAATATGCGCGTGGCTGGCCGTTGACTGTCTTGTCGCCTGCAGCCTTGGCGCTCATTTCCATTAAGGCCTGCGCTTTTGCTGGCATACCTTTATTGATAGCGGCCTTGGCAAACGCCCAGCTTTCCTCGCTGGCCGCGCTCCCATCCGATTTGGGGCTTATGAAATGCGCGCTAGTCCAGCCTGCGCCCCAAAAAATGTCCACTCGCTTTATTTTAGCGATGTCGGTTTTGATAGTGTCAGCGGTCCAATCGCGAAACGCAATTTCAACTTCAGTATTGATTGTGAGAGTAGAAGTGGTCATGTTATATCCTTTCAAGATATATTCAAACGATGCTTGATTGCCCGTTTGATGTAACCAGTATACTTGTTTTGGTGTGTCGCGTCCCGTTATCAGCTCCCATCACATTCAAAATAGTAGTGACTCACTACCTTTTTCGGCATATCGTGACCCCACCTACCCCCCACCCCCCGGCACACCCGCGTGTCGCGCATCTCTTATAATACTATTCCGCACAAATATTTTACGTTTCCCCAAAAACGGGGCCACACCACCACATTTAGTCACGGGTATCAGAGCTACAAAACAGGTAAAAAACCTCGAAGAAAGTAAAATACACTGACCCCCCTACCTAGCTTTTTTGATGCCCGTGACTACCCCACCCCCTCGTATATAGAAATCGGCAGAGTACAGCTGGATTGAAATACCTCGAAAAATTTTGTACACTGCATCAAACGAGGGCGAGACATGACAGTACATATCGAACCGGAGCGCGGAGTACCGACCCGCAAAGCCCCGGAGATGAAAGACCTTGCAACTAAGACATCAGCCGCTGCAAAAACGGTAGAATACTTGCATGCCAACGGGTTAGAGGTCGAAGCTAACAACGAAGACAAGGATATCGCCGCTGCTCTGGCGGTATCCTACGCCGAAAACCCCCACAAAACGTCCAAGGCTGCAACGCCGAAACGGGTGGCCCAGCTGACTCCGGCAACCCTGCTGCTGACGGATAGAATCCTGAAGGACTTCGGGCACTCTGTGGTAAAAAGTGCAGCGCAAGTACGTCATATGGTGACAAATAAGCTCATCGAAGAGACAGAAAACCCTGATCCACGCATACGCATACGGGCGTTGGAGCTGCTGGGTAAGATATCAGACGTTGGGTTGTTCGCGGAGAAGTCCGAGGTGACAATAACGCACCAGACATCGGATGACTTAAAGGACAAATTGCGCGAAAAGCTCGCTCGGTTGGTAAATCCAGAGTCAGAAATTGAGGATGCCATCACAATAGACGGCGATATTATTGACGTGGATAAGGAGTTGGGACTCGATGTCGATTAATCTGTCCTCACTTGCGAAGGATATGGACTTCTCGCAGGAGGACATACAGCACATACTGGACAATTTGGACTCGTTTAGCCCTGAAGAGTTGTCCGAGATCGACTCAATCGTAGGGGAATTGTCCGCGCGGGAGACAAATAAAGCCGCATACGACGATCTAATTGAGTTCTGCAAGCGGATGCAGCCCGATTACAAGGTTGGGCGACACCACAGAATCCTCGCAAACATGCTCATGGACGTCGAGCGTGGCCCCACAGCCGAGGATGGCAAGGATAGGGTGTGCGTGAACATCCCACCCCGGCACGGTAAGTCTCAACTCGTGTCAATATTCTACCCAGCTTGGTTTTTAGGGCGGAATCCAGATAAAAAAGTGATGATGGTCTCGCACACAACCGATTTAGCGGTAGACTTTGGGCGTAAAGTTCGTAATCTTATCGCCTTAGATGAGTATAAAACGATATTTCCCGAGGTTTCTCTCGCGGTGGACAGTAAGTCAGCGGGGAGATGGAACACCAACTTTGGTGGTGAGTACTTCGCGTGTGGTATCGGTTCTGCCTTGGCTGGGCGCGGTGCTGATCTGCTGCTTGTGGATGACCCACACTCTGAACAAGACGTCATCAACGGAAACTTTTCTGTCTTCGAAAAGGCCTACGAGTGGTTCACCTTCGGTGCTCGAACTCGACTAATGCCCGGCGGACGCGTGGCTATCGTGCAAACTAGATGGCATATGGACGATCTTACAGGCCGTGTGACAAACGACATGGTCAAGAACGAGATGGCTGACCAGTACGAAATCGTTGAATTTCCAGCGATTTTAGACTCTGAGGACGAAAGCGGTAAGCCGATACAGAAACCTCTATGGCCTGAGTTCTTTGATCTGGCGGCGTTAGAACGGACCAAAGCCTCGATGCCTGCGTTTCAGTGGAACTCGCAGTATCAGCAGCAGCCAACTTCCGAAGAAGCCTCAATCGTGAAGCGTGAGTGGTGGAACATCTGGGAGAGCGACCGGATGCCAAGTGTTGAGTATGTAATCATGTCCCTCGATGCCGCGGCAGAGAAGCATAACCGCGCCGATTACACCGCACTTACAACGTGGGGTGTTTTCTTGCACGAAGAGACGAGTTCGCACAACATTATTTTGCTTGACAGCATAAAAGAGCGGTTGGAGTTCCCTGAGCTGAAAGAGCTGGCTATGGACCAGTATAATCACTGGGAACCTGACGCGTTTATCGTTGAAAAGAAGAGTTCAGGTGTGGCGCTTTACCAAGAAATGCGGCGTATGGGCCTGCCTGTGACCGAATACACCCCCCACAGGGGAACCGGTGACAAGCTCGCGCGGCTAAACTCCGTGTCCGACATCATATCCTCGGGTATGGTTTGGGTACCGGCGACCCGCTGGGCAGACGAGCTGGTCGAGGAAGTGGCTGGGTTTCCATTCATGTCGAACGATGACTTGGTAGACAGTACAGTTATGGCACTGCTCCGGTTCCGTCAGGGTGGTTTTATCCGTTTGCCCACGGATATGGAGGACGACGACTCGTATTTACATCGTAGAGCGGCGTATTATTGACAGGAGTGACATACATGTACAGGTGTAGTATGACTGTTTACAGGACGTTGGTAGCGTCCGTGGGGGCACTTCGCATCGGCACTCCCTCGTTCGTCGTGCCCTCACTCTATGATGGGTTTCTATTTTGGCATTATAT